AGCTACCTCACTCCTTGGCATTTTTGGTATCGCAATACACTACGCATCCGTTCTACAAGGATGAGGGCAAGAAGTGGAAAGAAGGGGGCGATATTGACTCTTATTGGGTCTACAACTGCAAAGACGCAGCCCTCACCTTTGCGTGTTTTAAGCGGTTGGAGCAAGAGCTAAAGGCACAGGGGCAGGAGAAGTTCTTCTTCGAGCATGTCATGCGTGCGCAACCTCACCTAGTCGAGGCGTGTGTACACGGTGTCCTTGTGGACATGAACGTGCGCGACAAGATCGCCGAGTTGGTGAATGGCGATGTGGAGAACTTCAAGGCTGAGTTCCATCGCATTGTACAGGAGCTAACGGAGGACGACGGTTACTATCCGAACCCAGGCTCCTGGCAGCAGTTGCAGGAACTGTTCTTTGCGAGGCTCAAGCTGAGAGGTCGTGGAACGTCCACTGACGAGGCGAACCGCGACAACATGATGAAGGACCCACACACCATGCCGCTTGCAAAGGAAATGCTTGCGGCTTTGAACCGATGGAAAAAGGAGGACAAATTCCGTGGCACTTATGTGGAGTCGAAGGTTTCTGAGGATGGTCGGTTTCGATCTGAATATAAGCAGTATGGAGTTGCCCGTGCCCCAGGAAGGCTCTCCTCCGCCGCACTTATATACGGTGAGGGTGGGAACATTCAGAACCAGCCAGTTCGCGCAAGGAGTATGTATGTGGCTGACCCTGGCTGTCTACTGCTATATTTCGATCTCCAACAGGCAGAAGCTCGTGTTGTGGCACACCGGGCAAACATTGCCAAATGGAAGCAGCAGTTTGAGCAAGCTCGCATCGACGGCAAGTATGACTGTCACCGTGCCCTAGCGAGTGAAATGTTCAAGGTGCCCTACGACGACGTGCCTGTGAAGGACTGGACTGAGGACGGCCATCCAACTATTCGGTACGTTGCTAAGAGGTGCCGACATGGGCTCAACTACAGGATGGAGAAGTGGAAGCTTGCGGAAGTCACCGATCTTCCATTCCACCAGGCGTCGCGGGCTTGGTCGATCTATCACTCTATTACACCGGAACTCCGCTATTGGTGGGCCGCTGAGGAGAAGTCGTTCAAGGCTACCAGGGAGATATACAACGGTATGGGGCGACGTTTCAAAGTGATCCAGCGTCTCGATGACTCTGTGTTAGATAGCATCGTCGCATACTATCCGCAGTCTACGATAGGAGATAAGGTGACGCGGGTGTGGTATATGTGTGAGGAAGATGATGAATGGCCCGACAAAATGTATGCACGAGTAGCAATCGACGTGCATGACAACTTGGTTCCCATCGCTACTCCGAAATACGCCAAGACCTGCTTGCGCATAATGAAGAAACACGCCGAGACGCCCATCATGATCCAAGACGTGTATAAAAACAAACCCGAGCCCCTTATCATCCCCGCGGAGTTGAAGATGTCCTATCCGACTTCTTGGGACGGCAAGAGATTTGTCGAGGACTCTAGGGGATTGCATCGCTGGAGCCATATGCGTGAGGTCCATCTATGACTATCACTGATCTAATGGCAGTTCTGTCTGCTTATCTCATATCAGGAGGTACGCTCGGTTTCAGGCAGAACCAAATCCTCCATCGGTTTAAGTACCTACCGAAGGAGGACATTCTAATGGCACTGGAGGTACTGTGGGAGGAGGAAAAGGTACAGCGGTTTACCATGCCAAACAAGACTACCGTATGGCGTGCTACCGAGAAGATCAATGTGTGAGTCACACAACATGGAGCAGGTTATGACAACACTACACCCTGAGACTTTCGACTACCTCAGACCCACTCCCGATCAGATGGAACTTATGGGTGAAGCAAGAGGCGCTGCGGCTAGGTACGCTGCAATACTGGACGAGTTGATCCCCGAGGGGCCAGACAAGACCTACCTGCTGCGCAAACTCCGCGAGGTGGCGATGTGGGCAAATGTCGCGATCACACGCCACTCTACCGGAGCGCCGAGGGCTACGGGTTCGCCCCAAACTGCTCAACAAGATCAGGGTAGATAAACGGAGACTCGGTTCCCGGCGAATAGGGCTTTATGTCCTTGAGCCTAATAGGTCGCCCTGCGCGTTGTGACATTTGCATTTCGGTAGCACGACGCACATTGTTGATGACGCGCAGGGCATCATATTGCATCGTCTTGTAGAAGTTCACAACGTCGCGTCGGTTCGTCGTATCGATGCCATTGCGCTCTAGCTCGTCCCGAGCATCCTGGTCCATGTCCCGTTGCCACCGCTCGTAAGTCCCGTAGTTGACATCTTTCAGGGACTCCAATTTACGAGACGCTGTACCGTAGTTACGCCAAAGCGACTTGAACCCTACGCCCCCATCGTCTCGTCCTTTAACAGGGTTCGGGCTCTCCTTCATGAATCGATTATAGAACTCCTGCATAAACTCAGCATAGAGAGGATTAGTCGGATCAGGCTGATACAGACCAGGGTTTCCCGGACCAAGCTGCTGCAAACCGTATTGCTCTTGTACTGCAATCCCGCCGCCAGTGCTGGCAGGCTTCACATTGATCTGGCCCTCGTTGACAGTCCACTTCTTGTAGAACCTAGCAAGGTCGTTGATCTCCTTTTGGTTCTCGAACACCTCCGACGACAGGTCCGTGACATTGGAACGATCAGGCAAGATGCCGGCAATGTCTCGAACGAACGGCGTCTTTTTGGCATAAGTGGCGCCAAATCCTTTCATGCCGTTTTTGAGTGCATCTAGTATTCCCGTGTCTGTTTGCGTTGCGTTTGCGTAGAAGGCTCCAAGCGCTTCGCCAACTCCGCCGAATACGTTCCGCGTCAATGCTTCAAGTGCCGCTGGTAGACCGCCATTCTGATTGAACGGATCACCTTTGACTTTGTACGCATCCCCACCGAAGGCCCCCTGAGGCATACGCACCCCTGCTAGTGCGCCAGCAGCACTCACGATCGGTGGCATAGGAGGATTGATCGCTGTATCGAAGAACATATGCGCAGCGATCATTAAGTCCTCTCTCAGCGAGCGCCTTGTCGTCATGTTGTCGGGCATACCGAGCAAGAGGTTCTCTTGTGGCATGTCACTTCCAAGCATATGGTGCAGTGCGATCTCCGCAGCGCGCTTGGCAGGGTTAAGTTCGTGGAAGAATGTCACCTCGACCCCATCCTCCACAGGGCGTCCTGGGATTGGAATGTAGAAATTCATTTGACGATTGTACGCGCTGCGGCCATTGAGCATGTAATCCAGATAGCTCTTGCCGTTTGGGTCCTTGTCCAGTGCTTTGGCATAATAGAACAGTCCCGCAGCGGGGGCCATTCCGTACATGACCATGCTGCGTGTGAAGCGAATAGGATCGTGCATGTACGCTTCACCGAGACGCTTCGCTCCTTGAAGAGTTGCATTCCACCAGGGAGTGACCTGACTCAGTGCATTCACAGGATACCCGTAGCCCTTCTGTAAAACCTGCACAACGGTTCTATCGATCATGTTGTGTGACTCATACCGAATTGGCGCTCCGGTTGCCGTCGAAACGAGTTGCCCCTGCGCACGAGGATCACCCGTTAGGCGCCGCGCTCGCAGTGCCAGCGAAGGGATGGGTTCTACGCCATAGTTCCGTTTGATGAAGTTGAAAGCGGGGCCGTTATGGATCGATTCGAGTGCCGCCTTCCATCCATTCCAGAACGTCTGCGCAAACTTATATGCAGGATTGGCCGCCACAGCCGCATTGATCGCTGCTGTAGCCTGTTGAATGCCCGCGGCACGTTGTGCTTGCTCAATGTAATGCCCCCTATGCGATCCTGCTGCTTTGACTTGCGCATAGACGCTTTGATCGAAAACATCCGTGAGCCTACGAGCAAGGCTATCAGTCCACTGCTGCGGAAAGAACTTGTTCAACGTCCCACCGCTGCCATACTCGAGGCCATGAGCAATGGACCGTGCGATCTGTGGGACAAGTTGCTGCGGGATTGCCATTATCGAACCGATTGCTGTCGGCGCTCGAAAGCCTTTTTCGGTTGTGAACTTCGCAATCCAATAAGAACGCAACGCGCTGGTAGGAGCGAATTGCGGCGCAAGATTGCCTGTCGTTGTCGTCTCCAGCGTGCGGCGAAGCGCGTAGATTGCATTGCCCCCAGGGCCAGTGAGAGTGACATAATCCGACTTGATAATATCAGCAATCGTCGGATCGGTTGTGTAGTACTCCCGCACGCCTTTTCGCTTGAATGACACCGTGTTTATCTTCCACGCAGGATTCGCTTCGAGTTCCTGCGCAGTGACTTTAACAAACAAATCAGGATTAACTCGTCGCATTTCATCGACGTATGTGCCAACAGCCTCGTTCCTTAGTCGGGAACCAATTAGCTTACGCGATTGTGTGGCTTGTCCTGCGAAAGCGTTGTCTGCAATCGTGCCTCCAAGCGAGTTCTTCTGGCCTGTGTTGAGATCGATAAGTTGCTGCTTCGTTAGAGTACCATACTCGCCACTGAACTGGAACTTGCGAACAGCATTATTCCAGTCGCGGTTCGCCTTGCCAAACTGCTTGAGTATAGGATTAGAGTTCTCCAATGCGGTGATCGCCTGCTGTGCGGATTGAAGCGTGTGTCCATTGACCACTGTAGCCTTCTTCGCCACAGCGATTTGCTCGAACGTATCGAGAAGCTTCAAATACTCGTCCGTCCGTGGAGGAGCCAAACGTGCCATGTCGCTTAGGGCCGTTGGAGCCTGAAAACGGAATGATGGCGTTTCGATCCTGCCGAGATCAATAGCACTGTCCTCCAAGGCGCGCGCACCGTTGCGTGTCTGTATCCTGAATAGCTCCTGTGTGCGAGCAAGCGCCGTCGGGTCCATTCCTGCGCGGCGTGCCATCATTGTCAAAGGCGCATTGATATCGTCGAGGGTGCGGAATATATCCTGAGGCGCCGAAATCGACGCTGTTCCTGGTGCAGCGTTCGCAACAGGCTTGAATGATGGGACTCTCCCGCCTCGAGCCAATGCGAGTAGCGGCTTGCCGAGAAGCATACCGACAACAACGCCACCCACGATACCGATCATCTTGTATTCGGTCGAGGACATATGCTGCATACCACCAACCGACTCGAATATCTCTGTCGCGGTTGGTGTATATGTACGCGCCTTGATCTCTTTCTCAACCCACTTGTCCTCAAAGCGTTGCTTGAACGCTTCATCACTCTCGACAACGGCACCCTTCTTCCTTTTGGGCGTGATATTTGGAGGCGCAGTTGTGCGCAAATCGGGAGGAGGCACAATAATCCTCTGCCCATTCGCTCCTGTGAAAATCTTCGATCCCGGTGGCGGCTCCGCTGGAACCTTCGGTGCATTAGGCGCAGGAGCAACAGGGACTCGCGGAGCATTGGGAAACGCTGGCGCTCCCTGCGCAGGCAATCCCAAGGCTTTGGAAAGCGGGTCCTCTGCTGCTCCTGCTTCCCTGACGAGCTTGGGAATTGGAACATCCTCAGGCCCGAATGTAGTCAACCCTCCACGAATGGCCGCTCCCGCAGCAGCAAGCCCCGTGGTTGCGATTGCTGAGACGCCTTTTTGAGGCATCACATATTCGCCGGTCCAGACTGCGCCTTGCTCAACAGGCGTTACAGGCTTTTGGCCTGCTGTCCCCGTGACCTGTTCTGTCAGTTGCTTAGAGCCTTCCGCGGCCTGCTTAAGCCAGTTCGCAATATCGCGTGTGGATACGTTACCGATCTTCGTAGAGGAAAGCGGACCACCTTTCGCCGCACCTACCTCTTCAATATCGGCCAGCAAGCTAGCTAACTGGCCAGGAATGCCATAGACAAGATTAGGAACATGCTGAAGTACCTTCGCTGCTCCCATGCGTACAGGAGCAGTCGCCGCCTCGAGGAAAGGACGTTCCTCTGGCGGTGGCGGTTCTTCTGGCGGGGCCTCTTCTTCCGGCGGCGGAGCCAACTCCTCCAATTGCTTGGCAATCGGTGGCGCTTTTAGCTCTGGCGGAGGCTCAGGCGCGGGCTCTTTTGGAGGTGGAATAAGCTGCGCAAGTTCCTCTGCTGGCGTAGGGCCAAGTGCCCGAAGCTCTGCGTTATCCGGTATCTTCGCCGCAACCGTTTCCGGCGGAGCTTCGGGCTCTGGAGTGACGGTGACTGCAGGGAGGGGGACAAATGGTGCAGCGCCGCCACCCTCAGGCGGAGAAGGCTCTCCAGAGGGGATATAGAAGAGGTCCCCCTCCCTTGTACGCATAGCCTTGGCGCCCGGATACTTTGGGGCATCAGGGTCTTCGGTGGCAAGGGGCTCGAGGTCATCCGCCATTTGTGTGACTCACACAACTATTTGCGGTAGGCAGGGTTCATCTGTTGTCCGCTGGGATAGCTGAGGACGTTCAGCAGGTCGAGGTATGGACTTGATGGCCCACCGAACTGACTGACCGACCCTGCACCCCTCTGTGCCGGATACGGTACACTGCCTAAACGTGCTGACGCCTCCAAGTCTCCTGGTGAGCCCCTAGGACGCATCGGCACAATGTCGCCGGCGAGCTTCTGCCGAATGAACTCCTGAGGATTGGTCGGACCCTGTGGCCCTTCTTCGCCCTCGAACACAGGTGGAGGCTCGTCGCGGCTCATTCCCGGAGTGTGTGTCTCCTCGAGGAAATTCATCACGTCGGAGTCGGTTCCTCCTCCAATCATTCCCGGAATACGGGCAAGATCGTTGGGCGCCATGCGCTTGTCGAGATCACGACGCTCCTCGCTTACAGGCGACATTGCTGCCACCTGCCGCCCAACGAAGTCCTGAGGATCGTAATAAGGGTCCTCAGGGAACACGTCTGGAGCCGGAGCACCACCGTACCTATCAGGGTTCCCCAAGTGGATTGAGTCGAGGAAGTCCTGTATCTCGCTATCCGTTTGGCCATAGAAGGTCCGTGTCGCAGGGTTGACCAAATCCCCTCCTGGCCCTTCGTCACCGGAGCCATAGGCGTATTTGCTCGGAAGCTGCGCGGCCATTATTACCTCCCTGGGGGCATCGGCGGAGCACCTTGAGGCGGAGCGCCTTGAGGTGGTCCCTGTGCCTGCTGCTGGAGATCAGGAGGCAAGTTCTCCTGGCCCCAATACTGGACAAACGCTTGCACGTTCTCAGGAGACGGATCGGCCTCGAGCGCCGATTGATCGTCCTGAAGGTTCTGCCACTTCATGCTGCTACCTGGAGGAGGACCCTCCTGATTGCCCATGCCCATGCGAACGTTCTCGAGCATCTGCTCGTCTGACGTGTCATCGCCAGCAGGCTCGGCTTGATTAGGATAGGCTACCATGCTGTTCTCCTGTTAAAACGCCGACCGGAATGAAGTCTGCGTCGGGTCGTATTGGAAAGAGGCAAAGTCTCCGTAGTTTGGTCCCTGACCTGCATATGCCACAGGGAAGCCACTGAAGTAGCCAGTATCAGTAGACCCACCCCCTCCACCGACAGGTGCTGCTTCTGTCCCAAAGTTATAACCCGCACCGGAGCTACCGCCACCAGTTGATACCCTAGCACCACCTGTCCCACCGAGAGTTCCCGCTACATCAGCTTTTGACGCGGCGTCTTTCCCTGGCTGTAGCAACTTAGCGAGGGCGAGGAAGTCCTTACCACCAGGACCAGTCGTCGCAGCGCGTGTAGCGTTGACTCCTGCGCCGACCATGGTTTGATTACCCTGACTGGCGAGTGTGGCGAGAAGCTTGTCATAGTCGGTCCCCGTCTTTAGCATTTCCTCTATGCCTTTGTTCTGCATTCCAACGATTCCGCTGCCAGTTGGATCGACGGGAGCCACATAGTCAGCAGTAGACTCGAATTGCTTCATTGCGGGTAAGAGTGCAGCGTCACTTGCCTGTTTGCGCTGAATCGACTCGTTCAATGCAGCACCACGAGCCTTGAGCATTTGATCGGCAAGTTGCTGCCCCGGAGTCGTGCCGACGTAGCTCTGCAAGATTTCCGGCACGTTCCCCCTTGTGCGTGCTGACTCCCTAGCCGCGAGCGTAGAGAGTTGCCGCTCCTCAGTGCCTCGCGACTGATTGAGTAGGTCCGTTATTTCTTTGTAGGACTCGGCCTCGGATTTGGGCTGACGATAGAGATATTGGGCGCGAAGTCGGTCGTAATCTTCCGAAGCCTGAGCGCCCCTAGCTTGAGCTCGTGCTTGTCGCTCCTGTCCTCCTTCAATGAGGGCCTGCTGCTCGGGGGAGTAGCTGGTGACGAATCGTCCTTGTGCTGGGTCATAGTATGTTGCATTTCCGAACTGGTCCGTGCGCAGTGACCCTGCTAAGTCCATGGACCCAGTTCTACCCGCACGCGCATTGGCCAGCGCAGCTAGGAGGTTAGATGAAGCAATCGCCTGGGTATCGGCAGCGCTTTTTCGCGCTTGCTGACTCTTTACAAAGTCAAGAAGAAGGCCAGCGGCAGCCACACCACCAGAGACCGGATCGAAAGGCATGATAGCCTCCTAACCTTGTATGACTCACACTAGAACACTGACGCAGTTCGTTTTGGCGTTGTCGGTGCGAATGGGTCCTGCCCAACAGCCGCAGCCTTGACGGGTGACGGTATTCCTTGTGTAACACTCGGATCGAACGGTTGGTTCCCTGCGAACTGAGCGCCTCCACCTATCGATGCTAACGTGCTTGTGTCGAATAGGTTCCCTGTCACGCCACCACGGAACTGATCTCCCAGGTTCTTTGAAAAGTCCCCGAGTTCGGTGCCTACCTCAGTTTGATACGGAGTCACGTCGAAGCCTTGTCCCACATTAAGATTCGCCGCCGCCTCTCGCGCTTTGTTTGTAATGCCACTGACCTTACTACGCTCGTTCTCCAAGAGTGTCTGGCCAATTTGGTTCAGCTGTGACCGCACTCCTGGCGCCTGTCGCTCGAGTTCAGCCTGAGCAGCCTGCGCACCTGTATCGGTAAGGACGCCGCGCTTAAGCATCCGCTGAATCACGTCATCTGCACTCGCTCGCTGCTCGCCGTAGACTTGCTGCTCAAGCGGATCGACAAGCGAAGTTGGTACTGCTGCCTCTTCATAACCAGGAGTGAACACACCGCTAATTGCATTCGACGCAGCGGTCCTTGCTGCCGTTGGATCGGCTGCGTCAGCCTTAGCCTGTTGCGCCAACTGATCGCTGCGCAACTGGTTTAGGTAGTCCATCTGTGCTTGGTTCTGTTGCGTCTCCCGAGCAGCCGCATTCTGCTCGTTCTGTTGCGCATAGTACTGCTGCCAAGCCGCTGCGATCTTCGCCTGATCGCTGTCGCCACCACCGAACAAGTCACTGAGCCAGGACATTTTTGTCCTCCTAGAAAACTGCTGCTGATCGCTTCTTGTCCGAGGGAGGGGGTGCTTCGAGGCCAGTTTTTAGCTGCCCGCCTTCCTGTGCATAGGGATCGACTTGGGGAGCGATTTGCGATCCCGACACCGCGCCGCCCGCGCCAGCCAAGCCGCTAACATCATATAAGCCTCCGCTTGGGATCGCTCCCGTGAATGCTGCCGGTAGGCCAGCCTTGAAGGTATCCGCCTCACTGGATACCTGCGAAGTGTACGGCGTAGGATCAAAGCCTGTCGGCGAACTACTCGCTGCCGTTGATGCCGCAGTACCAATCCCTCGAATCTTCGCGCGCTCGTTCTCGAGAAGGACGTTCCCGATATCGTTGAGTCGGCTTCGCACGCTTGCGTCCTGCGCACCGAGAACATTTGTTGCATTCGCAGCACCTGTGGAAGTGAGCGTGCCACGCTTGACCATCGAGTCGATGAGGCTTTGAGCGTTACTCTTCTGAGAGGCTGCGGCGCTCTCCTCGTATGGATCAGTAAGGCTCGATGGAATACTTGTGTTCTCGAAGCCTGATGGGAACGCATTGGAGAATATATCCGAAGAGGATGCGCTTGTGGGCGCTACATTCGAACTCATTGCGCTGGTGAGTGCGTCCCTATTCGACGTATCAATACCAGCAAGCCTAGCCCGCTCGTTCTCCTGAGCAACAGCCTCCGCCTCCTGACGACGACGCTCGATCTCCTGGTTGATTGCCAAGAGGCGCAGTGCATTTGGATCGGGGCCGCTGCTGCCGCCACCGAAGAGATCAGAAAGCCAAGACATCTTTACCCTCCCTTACGCTGGTGGAGCAGGATTCGGTTGCCGCGCTTTTTGGTTAGCTATGAGTGTAGCAATCTTCCCAATTGAAGTCTCCCCGAACGTGAACGGCATTGGACCACCGCCAACCACATCATTGCCCCTCAAGTAGGCGTGCCGGTAGTTTCTCGTGTAGACTTGCTCGAACACTCCCACTGGCATCGCCGGAGCGGGAACGTTCCCATTGTCCGCAGTGAAATGCGCGTTGGTATCTATATAGACTTGCCCGTCGTCCTTCGACACGCGAATGAACCCATCAGGACGAATATGAAACTCGTTTAGCATGTGTGACTCCTACAACTTTATCATCACATTGAGGAATTGGGTAGGCTGAACGATGTTTAGTGGCTGACCACCACCGGCAGGCTGCTCGAACGTGTAGCTAAAGGAGTTCGGTCCGCTGTAGCTTATGTTGTTGTAAGCGAATGCGTCCTCATAGTGCGTGATCGGGTTCCTCGGCACGCCTGTCTGAGGAACGTTGAACTGATGGGAGTGTGGAACCAGCTTCGCCAGCGTTTGCGTCTCTGTGTCTGCTCCGGCGTGCACACCCAACTGTCTTGAAACAAGTCCAGCACCATTGCCTCCACACGCAAGCGCTCGTCCCAGCATCTTGGGAATGATAAGGCGATAGCTATTCGCGAAGTCAGTTGCAGCACCCGGACCCCGCTGGATGGTCACTCCATCAGGCCGCTGAAGCTCGAGATCGAACGTCCCTGTAACTCCATGACTGCCCGATTGTGTGCCAGACGTGTTAATTGGTGGTCCGAACAGGACGGTCGTGAACTCGAAGTTGTTCGGCGTGAATCCTGCCGTGGTGATGAAGTAAGGCGTATTCGCCTGCATCCCCGACGGTAGCGATCCTGACGTAGTGAATATGACCTTCTGCCCAGGGTAGAATATATGCCCCACACAGTTAACAATCGTTGGACTACCCGGAGTGATTGTGCAAGGCAGTCCTGCTGTCGATGTGATGTTGTTATAGAACAGTGTGAATAGCGCTTCAGTGTCCGCATTGGCCCGCGTCGTAGCACCCGAAGCCGCGTTGCCGATCGAGCCATCATCCGCCATAATCCAGCCGTCGTCGGGAATGTTCTTGAACGTCATACGCACATCGCCCGTCGTCCCCGTAGCACTCAGAGAAGTCCAGTACGTCGGGTGCAGGATGCGCTCCTGCGAGAACGACATAGGTAGCGGAGAACTTGTATGAACCACAGCGCACGAATATATCTGACCGGACTCAGGGCTGATGACTAAGTTCCCAATATCATAGCTCGTGCTGTTCTGCCAGAAGTCAATATCTCTCGCAATGAGGGCCTTGTAAATGATCTCGTCGAGCGCAGCCATTGACTGAGCAAACTCACCATGCCAAGGCTCCGTGAGGAAGTCTGGATATGCGAGGTGTAGAAACTTGGTGTAGTTAAGGGTCATTTGTATGACTCACACATCTAGCGTTTGTATTTGCCGCGTGAGAACAGAAACGACATATTAACCAACTCGAGATCGCCAGCTTTATCACCCTTGATGCGAATCTTCATCTTCTTGAACTTGCACGGGAACTTGAACAACCGTGGATCGTCACTGCGGCGCCCTCCACCATACGGACCCGTATCAGTGTTGTCCTCAGTCGATCCTTCGTATCCGAAGCCTACTGCTTCGTTCCCAATGAACTCCATTTCTGCCGCAGGACCAAAAACCTCGTTGCCTTCGTGATCCTTAAAGAGATTGTCTACGAAAGCTTGAACTGTAAAGCGCGTATTCCCTTTCGTTGCCATCGAAATGAAGCGAAGGAACTTCACCTGCATTGGGTTCTTACTGTCGAGCCAGGGTAGTTCCATTTCGAAGTCAATATCATATCCGTCAAACGGCAACCACAGCCCCGGATGCGTCGCACGCTCGAACGAGAAGGGCGGTACAGGTCCGCTCATGTGTCCGACCTGAGCGATATAACTCTTATCCTCAATCGCGTCCCTAATGACAGCGCCTTCCCCATACTGCTGGCTAACAGTCCAGTCCGCAATACGATCACCTTCACGATCGCGGAAGAACTCCTCATTGTCAAATACCTTGTTCCCATGCTGGAATATCCGTAATCCATCGGCATAGAACACACGCCCAAGGAATGAGGCACAGCCGCATGTAACGTGAAGCCCACTGTATTCGGACCAAGCGCTGTAGCGAAGTTTTGTGTTGAAGCTGTACACGAACACCTGTCCACTTGGAGTGAACAAAAGCATATCGTGCGACAGTCTATCGTAGACCATGAAGCAGTTTTTCAACTGTTGCGTGTCTGTCAAGTTCCCAATGGTATTTCGCATTGGCGGCTCAACTCGGTCGCTAAGTGATTGGCTCTCAAGCGTGCCAGACACAGAGAGCAGGTTTCTCCGAGCGCTTGCCACCCCTTGAAGGCCAGCGAACAGAAGGTCGTTTTCCACAGGCACAACGCATCTGTGACCAAGCAACCCGAAAGTAGGCATGGTGTCAGGGAAGAATGGCTCGTGAACGCCCGCCGCATTGTACGTCCCCAACTTCACGATCACAGTTTGATCTTGGAAGAAAACGAGCAAGTTCTGCCGAAACCCTGCAAGTCCTCTGATTGAGATTGCACCCTGCGGGGCGAAGGCTCCAACATCGATTGTGATCGAGTCATTTGGTGCAGGATCGCCTGGGAATGTTCCTGCTGTTCCCACAGCCGATATGTAGATGAGGGTTGGGGATATGGCAGGGTTCTGGAATCCTCCGACGCAGTGGTAGTTGGAGACGACGCATCCGTATTGGCCGACTGGAACACCAACGTTACTCCCTGTTGCTAGGTCTTGTAGATACGTCACGACCAAATTGCGGTTGATTGTAACAGGCTTATCAATCCCATTATGAATGATTAGCTCCTGCTTGAACGGAACAAAGTCAATCGTCGTAATGCCTCCAGACCAGCCTCCTGGCGACCCAGGCAACGCCGCTGCGATTGAAGGGCTCCAAATGACGGTCTTGAACGCATCTATTCCCTGCACTGCAACAATAACGCCAGTATCCAGCACTGCGATGATACTCTCAGCGAAATACTCCATGTCCACGATGAAATGAGGCGCACCGACGAAGTTCGCCAAGTCAGCGAAATAGCGAGAGCCGTATCTGATCTTCTGAGTGCCTCCCGCAGTCCGGCGGAAGTTTCGTGCCTTCACCAAATAGCTTGAGTCCATCTGCAAATCGGTTTCGATAGCGTTCCAGCCACCACCGAAACCGCGCAGCGTCAAGTTCTCGAGCTTGTTCCGGCCCGGAAGCTTGAGGGACTTTGGAAATACAGTTACCATCGCTCGGACCACCGCATAGGAATGGTATGCTCACCACGGATCGGGATTGGATGGCTTGCAAGGGACGCTGTAACGTCCCTGAATTTCATTTCCATTAGGTTACGAACGATCTCGGCCGCTCCTGCATTCAGATCGTCTCCTGAGAGCGTCATGAACGCCGTAGCGTACACAAGCATATCTCGGTCCAGAAAGAACTTATCCTGCCAGTCGAATTGTATCGCTGGAGGCTTGAGTGGGTACACCTTCGCGTGAATGTCCAAACTCCCCACGGAGGCCAGGGGATAGAATTGAAGCTTGCGAAGCTCATACTGTGGATCAGTAGCGATCAGACTCGTCCAGTACAGGACTCGAGTGCCTGTAAGGAAGGAAGGGTTTTGTCGCTTCGGCAGGATTGGCAGCGGAAACGACTCGTTCATGCGATGCACCGCAATGAAGTCCTCGAAGTCCTTAACCTGCTCGAAGGCGTCCGAAGTGATCTTGCCTGTTGTTCCATCGAGCGTCACGCGGAACCAGCTGAGGTACTGATCCCAACTGTACTTCTTGAACATCATATTGAACGCACGAATAGCATCAGCTTTCATGCGGTCATCTTCATAGACCTGCACACCAGGTCCAGACACTTCACCAACGACGGTGAGCGCATCGTTAACGATATCTCTGATTGAAGCGCCCACCGCCGTTTCTCCTCGCCCGTTGTGTGACTCAAACAACCACTACGACGACAGGTGCCTGATGCCTAGGAGCCCACCGTTATTGTTGGCGTTCACAGTCGGGTCGCCGATCATGCTGACTTCGTAGTTCAGCACTCCATTCGGTGCAGTAGTTGGTGTGTACAGGCCACGAGGATCGCCTGTAGTCGCAGTCTGTGGATCGGTCAGAACCGCATTGACGGCGTTGGTGTCGATCTGCGCGAAGGTCATAATCGTAGTGCCTTCCTTGGCAGTAGTGATCTTGCCTTTCCAAGGAAGTCCCAACGAAACGCCGCCGCCGATGGCGAACGTGATGACGTTAGTCGCGGCCACGTTGAGACGTGTACCGATGACCATCTTGAACGCCTTCAGTCCGACGAGGGCCGTCGAGGCTGCGGCCGAGCCTGTGAAGCGCTCGACCATTGGTTGACCGAGATAGTCGTACCCAACCACGTCCACAGCGTTCGCGTTGCCTGGGACACCCGACGGCGTGACCGTGAGGGTCCTGCCATACGTTGAGTCCAGAACAATCGGAGTCGCGAGGTATGTGATCGGACCAACGGCTCCCTGCGCACTTATGAGCGTTGCCAAAGCGCCCGCAGTGGCAGGAGTGCCGAGGTTGTGACGAGCAGGACCGAGGTCCACACTCGCGCTGGCCGAGTAGGCCATGGCAGGGACGTAGCAGTTGACACCCTGCTGGAAGAACGCACGATCTCTAAGCATTTACGCTGCCTCCTCGTCCGGCTCGAGTTGCTCGGGCATCAGGACCGGCCCTGTTTTGGCCGTAGCAAGCCTGATGACCTGCTTCTCCATGGTTTCCATCGCGCCCCGCCGGGTGCCTTCGTCTTGGGACATGAGAAGGCGTCCAATGGGGCTGTTTGGATCGTTAAGCCCTTGAAGGTTAACGATTGGCGGTTGCCTGTCGAGGCCGTACAGCCTCAACGCTTCTTTGTCCTTGAGGCGGATGACATGGCCCCGAGGGAAGTAGACGAGGTATCCGGCTGGCTCCTCGACCATCTTGGTCTTGAGGCCATCCTTCTTCGTCCACGTCGTTACCGGACGCTTCACGGTCCCAACCGTCTCGCTGAGATCAACGACGACGTAGGCGAGCCGAGCGCCGGTCATTCCAGGTGAAAGCATGAATGCTCTCCTGTTGTGTGAGTCACACGACTCAGTTGGTCAGGTAAGCGTGCGTCCTGTA